TGTGGATCTATACAATAGCTTGGCCAAAACACATCCTCATCTGGTGCAAGTGCCTTGATCTTTGGTCTGCTTACAACTTGGCGTGTGACAGGTACTGTTGTTTCTCCATCCTTACGCATTTCCTTTAACATTGCCCGTGCCTTGGACTTGCTAATATCAAACTGCGTTTTTAAAACTTCTGAGAGTTCCTCGTCCATACTTCCATCTTGGATTGCTCCGGCAATCTGTGGAAGGACTTGAGCGATTTCCTCTAGGCTAATAGTTTGCTGTTGCTTGAGTTCTTGGTTCTCGTACCAGCAGTAATGTACCATCATGCCCTTCTCAAATAGATGGTTCAATCCAAGCTCAACCTCTGGGTAGAACTCTTGCATCTTGGAATTAATTAACCATCGTAAGAACATGCTGACCACATTAGCACGCTCAACATCATTTGATTCTGTTGGTGTGGCTACAATGTGACCACGTCTAATCGCATTCATGCTCATTGCCACACGGCAGGAGATTAATTCATCTGCCATACGGACTTCACTGTCACTCGCACTTTCCCACGGAAATACCTCACCTGTTGAACTCTGTGAAGCGTGCTTCTTAAAATCATCCGATTTACCTGACCATAAACAATGACGGGTATCGTAATCTCTTTGTCTGCGATCTAACCACTCACCCAAGTCACTCTGAGTACGCTTGTATGCTTCCGCAAGGTAGGCGATGTCAGGCTCTTTAGATACGTATAATAGTTCTGGGTCGGATGCAGAGAGCATGTGTAGCATAAAACTACATTATGCACCTAATGTAGTCAATCTAATACCCACCACCACCTGTGACCTGAATGTCACGATGGGTGATATGTTCTGCTCCACTTACAAATAAATAACGCAGGCAATCAATTTGGTCAGAGAAGTAATCACTCTTACTCTCTCCTGCATATTCAAGCATGGATGATATTGTATTCTCGCACTGATCGGAGAAGAAAAGTTGTGGGCAATTGTTATCAGTCATTGGTTCTGTATCATCCCAGCTAAGTGCATCATTGATCTTGGCAATACCTGAGTCTATGGACACACCTGGTGCAGCACGGAATACAAATCCCATGTTACTCATTGTATTGATTATATTACTTTCTCCCTCCTTTGTACGCACTGTGGCTGCTCCCATTCGTGGGTCAACTATACGCTCAAATATTTCCTCACCATCTTCCTGTGCTTCAAAATAGGATTGGTAGTCTGAGTACCCCCAACCTAAAGGACGTTGTCCAGGGCCAGGCTTTCCCACTGCTTTACCAGCACCATTGATGTGTGGGATTGCCCATGCTCCCATCGTACTGTCAGGGAACTCACGATAGATGTATATCTTCTTGTCCTTCGTCACACCTGCCCATAATCCAACCCAAGGTTTACTACCACCCGGATCGCAAATAAAGTAACGGGTTACATTTACAGATGGGTCTGCAATGAATGGTATCTTACTATGTTCTATTACATTTGTCTCACGCTGGAATTTTGGGAATTTTCCTTCAAAGCTCTTGCTTGGAATACCAAATAATCGAGCAAGTTTTACCTCCTGTGGTTGCTTGGAATAGGTACGCACAAGTTCATTTGCATCCACAAATGGTGAATCCTGTGACCAAAAATAATATATGCGACAGTCAGGCCAATTCGCAGACACTTGCTCTAGGGGTAGTTCCTTATCCATTAACGCACTAAACTTTGACCTGACTGTCGTAGCTCCTTTCAATAAACTATTAACTAATGGCGTGTATCCTTGCAGAGTAGTAAAGGTCAGAATTAAGCGACCATGATTATCTGTAAGTCTTGCCAATAATGTATTAAAAATATTCTCAGGAATTTCCTCATCGGCATGTATACAATGGGCTGCCCATCCCTCAAAGATTTGTGGGTCTGCCATATACTGCCTGTAGTTATTGAAAAAAATTGTACTTCCTCGTTCGGCATCTGGATGTGTAGGTGGCAGGATTGCTTTGCCTGCATTAAATCCATTCTTCTGTGTATATTGCAGACTATGATTCTCACTCTTCTTCTTGCTTCTCTTGTACCTTGCCGGAAGGGAATCCCATATATAACGTTGGGAATCTGATATACTTCTTTCCTCACTGACATGCATGGAACGAATCTCTGCTTCGGGTATGTTCTGTGCCAAATGTACAAGCAGGCGAGATGCGAAGGTGGTTTTGCTCGAACGATTGCCTCCGAGGCAAACATGTATCTTTGTATCCTTCCAATTTTCCATCACCCTACGCCACCCAGGAAGAGTCCAACCCCATTCGATTGGATCTTCCTTCTCGCTGTTTGGTTGGTCAAGGAGCAAGCGTGTAAGTGTTTCTGCTCGTACAGGATCTTGTACAGTTAGTCTATCTATCTCCTCATCTGATAATGCACACTCCAACTCTCCCTTTACATACTTAAAGTCATCTGTCCAAGGCACGCCAAAGCGTGCGTCTATTTCGTCTGCATAGGTTATCTTACCCATAGTCTATAATCCACACATCCCACTACATTCTTCAATGAATCCAAATTCCTTTTGGCCTTTTTCTGTATCAGTTCGCAAGTCAACTTCATCAAGTGGTTGGTGGGATCTGTGGAGATATAACTTTTGTTTGGTATTATATACCCCGTTTCTGATTCGCTTATCTAGGTCTACTGCTTTTGCATACTCTTCCGGCTCTTCATCTTTCAACCTTCTCCACTCTTTATTGCTGTGATATGGGCAAAACCAACAAGAAGATCTTGGAGGCTTTGGATAACCATTATCTTTCATCCATTTTAAACAATGATGTCTATGCATATCCATTTCAATTAATGGCCACCTATGCTGAATCCATGATTCGTTAGACTCTTTCATCCGTTGAATTTCGTCCTTTGAAATGCCGATCCAAGTGGTAACAATTGGTTCTTTTGGCTTTTTGCCTTTCCATCCAGCAATCTCTTTAGTCTTTCGATTAATTGGTCGAATCTTAAAGTCTGTTGTACAAGTCCTCATTAGTAATCCTGTCTCTGTAAAGAAGGGAGGATTTGAACATCTGCTCCCCTTGATTCCTTTTTCAACATCAACAAGTAAACCATCTTTCTCCATCACTCGATACACGGGAAAAGGTAACTCTCCCTCTAGCCAATCAAGATAATCATAAACACTTTTTGGTTCTGCACCAACATCGCTAAATATAGCTGCGTCAGGCATTGGGTTAATTTCACCATGTTTTGCCATTAATGCCATAGTGGATGACTGAACACCTGCGCCAAGTGATAATATATGTTTCATTTGTAGCTGTTTGTAGTCTGTTTACCCACGATTTAATATCTCTATCCCTACGATGATTGCTTCTTCGAGCGTGTTACACGGGATTTCTTTTTCACCAATTTGCCAGCCTTCCGTATCCGTTCCAACACCTCTGGGCTTAATTGCAAGGGTGGTGGCCCTAGCTTTTTGTAATTGCACTTCGGTAATTCGGCATGAGATTCGGATATCGCTCGCCCGTATTTTCTCCAGAAGATCGGATTGTAACCCTTGGGTACTTTCACCTAACATTACGAGCTTGTTCCTCAGTAAACTGCTTCCATATATCACAGCACCTAACCTTCAAGTCAGTCACCTCTTTGGAAAGTTCATCATTCTGCTTCTCCAATTCAATGACCCTACTTTTAAGCACCATATTCTCATCTGTTAATCTCCTCACCCATAATGGCCAACTCTCTAACTTCTTTCCTGTGGGGGTATATATATTCATTCTTCGTCCTCTAGTTCCATATCACACTCAAAATCTATGACATCCTCATCGTAATACTCCTGTGCAGCTTCCACCATGCACTGTACAATCTCATCATCCTCCAAGTCAGACTCTTCTGACCAGCGATGAATCGCATTCTTAAACTCGTGGGTACATTTTCTCTTTACGCTTTCCATAATTTACTAAGTCAAATTTTCCCTTGCTTGGCATTCTGCGTGGTATCGATGTTCGATACACTGTGCCATGCGAGTCCACGGATAATTGATTCTTGCCCCAGAATCGTAACCATGCTTCCTGCAT